AACTAAAAGACGTACGAGAAGCAGAGGTTAAATTTGCTGATTGGGCTCTACAGAGAATTTCTCAAGGCGAGTTTCGGGAAAATTATTACAAACTATTAAAACAATACGAGGAAGAAAATGGTAAAATGGTTAAAGATTAAATGGACACAATTTGTGAACATTGTTTCAGGACAAGACAAAAACTGGGACGGCGAAGTGGATATCAAAGATAAAATGATAGAAGCCGAGCAAAAAGATAAAAGCTAAAATTCATTAGCTAAGTCATATAAGGACTAGCATGGACAGACGAGAAACTGCAAACGAGATTCTACAAATAGTAAGGATGTCGCTTAAATTCAAAAAAGCTATAGAACAAAGACTAGCGTGGAGTGAAGAACTTCGTAGCTTATTAAATTTACCACGCACTAAAAATAACAAAGAATTATTAAAAACTCATTTAAAAAATGGGACGGAACAGGCTTAGCCTGTTTAGGAAAAGAAAATGGCAAGACAAGGCGGATTTCTTAGCGGACCTAGTGTACATGGTACATCAAAGTTAGCTAAACATAAACTAAAAAGAGGACTAACTAGAGACCTCAATGCAGCTGCAGGAACTTTTGTTAATACAAAGACTCCTATGTCCACTCCAGGTGGATTCTACGGAGCTGCCCCGAAAGCAATCGGACCAAGATTCGGCAAAACAGTCAACCCTAAAAGGGCTAGATTCAGTAAAAAAGGTGCAAGCCGAATATTACGTAGAAGATAAATATTATTCACAGAGACTTTCATAACTTTATGAAAGCAGGACGACTTAGTAAAGTCGTAAATATGATACACAATGGCACTAACGACAGCAGAAAAAGCAAGGCTAAAAAAGGCAGGACTAAGCGGACTAAATAAACCGAAAAGAACTCCTAAGCACCGAACAAAGAAAGCAGTTGTAGCTGTAAGAGTCGGTGGCAAAGTGAAAATCATTCGTTTTGGAGCGCAAGGCATGGGACATAATTATAGTCCAGAAGCACGACGCAGTTTCAAAGCGAGACATGGAAGAAATATTGCAAAAGGCAAATCTTCCGCAGCCTATTGGGCAAACAAAGTATTTTGGGCAGGTAAAGGTGGTTCAAAGAAAAGACCACCTCGCTCCCAAAAAAGACAACTTGGAATCAAACGAAGGAAATAATGAGTGCAGTACCAAAAGTAATAGATAGACGAGAACTATGGCTAGATGGAGTATCAATAGATGCTACAAAAACTTTATCAAAATTACAAAATCGCAGAATTAGCGGTATTACTTTATCTGAAAAAGAGGAAGAAGCTTGTGAACTAGCAACAGGCTACTTATATTTATTAAGACTTTGTAAAGATTATGGAATGTTTGATTCCGATGACCCATTTAATTTATTTGAAAAAGAGACCCTACATTGATCGAAATAAGCCGTTCAGATATTGTATCTGACTATCACATGGAGTTAACTCCAGAAGTTCGTTTTATTAAGTTACCTATTGAAGGGTATCTTCAACTATTAGACGTTACTCCCAATTCATCTCAGACTGCAATTATCAATGCAATCAACAATCCTAAATATCGTTTTATTACTGCGGCAGTATCACGACGACAAGGCAAAACATATATAAGTAATATTATAGGACAACTAACTTGTTTAGTACCTGGTTCACATGTATTACTTATGTCACCAAATTACTCATTATCTCAAATCTCATTTGACTTACAGAGAAATCTCATCAAGCATTTTGACTTAGAGGTAACACGAGACAACGCAAAAGACAAAGTTATTGAACTATCAAACGGTTCTACAATACGAATGGGTTCTATCAATCAGGTAGACTCAGTAGTTGGTAGAAGCTATGATCTCATTATATTCGATGAAGCAGCACTAACAGATGGCAGAGATGCTTTCAATGTCGCACTACGTCCTACACTAGATAAAGAAAATTCAAAAGCAATCTTTATATCCACTCCTCGTGGAAGAAATAATTATTTTGCAGAATTCTACTACAGAGGGTGGACAGACGAGTTTCCAGAGTGGTGTAGTATAAAAGCTACTTATCATGAGAATCCTCGAGTTTCTGAAGCAGATATTATTGAAGCAAGAAAAACAATGTCAGAAGCTGAGTTCAATCAAGAATATATGGCAGACTTCAATGTATTTGAAGGACAGATATGGAAATTTAACCATGAAAAATGTACTGGAGACTTCTCCGAACTAGATGTTCGAGAGCTCGATGTATTTGCAGGGTTGGATGTTGGTTACAAAGACCCAACAGCATTATGTGTTGTTGCCTATGACTGGGATACTTCAACTTATTACTTAGTTGATGAGTATTATAATTCGGAAAGAACAACAGAACAACATGCGGCTGAAATAAGAAAGCTAATAGAAAAATGGGATATAGATTATATCTACATTGATTCAGCTGCTCAACAAACAAGATATGACTTTGCACAAAACTATGATATTAGTACTATCAATGCAAAAAAGTCAGTACTAGACGGAATAGGGCATGTAGCAGGCATAGTCGATAACGATGGGCTTATGGTTGATCAGAAATGCAAAGAAGCTCAAATGTGTTTAGACCAGTATCAGTGGGATCCAAATCCTAATTTAATGAGAGAAAAGCCAAAACATGACATGGCATCTCACATGGCTGATGCTTTACGATACGCACTCTATTCATTTGAAACCAATATCACTACATTCTAATAAGACCTGTTAAAAACAGTTCTTGACATTTGATGTAAGTTTTTGGTATAATTCTAATTAAGAGTAGAAATATGAAATTAAAAAGAGATTTAGTTAAATATGTGAGAGACAAAGCTAAATCAAAATATAAGAAATCAAATAATTGTTATATCTGTGGCGACACAGATCATTTAGACTTTCATCATTATTATGGATTGACCGAACTACTAGAAACTTGGTTAAAACAGAAAAAGATAATTATAGAGAAGGAACAAGACATACTAGCACTTCGAGAATCCTTTATTGATGAAAATTATGACAAAGTGTATGATTATACGGTAACTCTCTGTCACAAGCATCATCTTAGACTACACTCGATTTATGGTAAACGACCCAAATTGATTACTGCAGAGAAACAAAACAAATGGGTCGAGATTCAGAGAGAAAAACAACATGGCATGGTACGATAGACTATTAGGTAGAACTCCCGAAACTGAGGAAAAACTCAACCCTGCCCAATATGTTATTTCTAGAAACGAAGGTCTAACAGTAGACTCTCGTGAAGTTGTTACTAATTATAGAAATGCATATGAACAACTAGAAATAGTGAATAGAGCAGTCAACATGATAGTTGATGATGTTGCAGATATACCATATACTCTTGGAAATCAAACTCCAGGAACTAGTAATATTGTAAAAAATATTAGAAGATCAAAAGTTGATATTTTAGTTAATAGAGAACCAAACCCTTTTCAGGATATTAATTCATTTAAAAGAAACTTAATTATTGACTTGATGATAGATGGAAACATCTTTATATATTTTGATGGAGCGCATCTTTATCATTTACCAGCAGATAAAGTAAGAATAGAAACTGATGCCGCAACTTTCATTTCAAAGTATACATACGAAAATAGCATAGATTATAGTCCTAGTGAGATTATACATATTAAAGAAAACAGTTTTAACTCCATTTATAGAGGAGTACCAAGATTAAAGCCAGCATTTAGAACTATGCAGCTTTTATCAAGTATGAGAACCTTTCAAGATAACTTCTTTAAAAACGGAGCAGTTCCAGGTTTAGTACTAAAATCACCAAACACACTTTCAGAGAAGATAAAAGAAAGAATGTTACAGGCATGGGTTGCAAGATATAACCCACAATCTGGCGGTCGTCGCCCACTCTTTTTAGATGGCGGGCTAACAGTTGAGAACTTAACAGAAGTAAACTTCAAAGACTTAGATTTCCAAGAAGGTATCAAGTCAAATGAAAGAATAATACTAGAAGCAATGGGAATACCACCCATTTTACTAGACGGCGGTAATAATGCAAATATAAGACCTAATCATAGGCTTTATTATTTAGAAACAATTTTACCAATCGTAAGAAAATTAGGGTATGCGTTAGAGCGTTACTTTGGTTTTGAAGTATCTGAGGATGTAACAGGAATACCTGCTTTACAACCAGAACTAAGAGACCAGGCAGCATATTATGCTACTCTTGTAAATACAGGGATTATGTCCCCGAACGAAGCAAGAGAAGCTTTAGGTAAAGATCCAGTTGATGGATTTGACGAACCTAGAGTACCAGCTAATATAGCAGGCTCAGCAACAAACCCCGAAGAAGGTGGTAGACCTCAACAGGCTGCCCCAAGCGAAGAGGAATAAACAAATGACAAAAGATATGATGGCTAAAGCATTATCCGACTGGTTTGTAGAAGAAGGAGTCGAGTCAATGGATTTACGAACTTATAAAAGTCATGGTAATGATGTACCTGTTAAAGATTACTTGCTCAGAAGAGCATTCGGATCTTGGACTAGAGTTTTATCTGCCATGAAGAAAAGGCATCCAGTCGCTGTAGTTGAAGAAGCTCCAGCACCTACTCCCGCCCCAAAGGCTCCTAAAGCCAAGAAAGCGGAGAAGAAAGATGTCAAATAAAATTTATCACTGGACTAGCACTTTTAAAACATTAGGCGAAACCGAAGACGGTGGCGTTGATATTAAAGGATCTGCTAGCACTAACGCTCTTGATAGAGCAGGCGACATAATCGAATCAGATGCTTGGACAAAAGGTGGATTGGAAAACTATAAAGGTAATCCAATTATTTTGTTCAATCATAATTACGACAAACCAATAGGTCGTGCAAAAGATTTAAAAGTTACAGACAATGGACTAGAGATTTCTGCAAAGATTTCAAAAGGTGCAGGTGATAATGTAACACAACTTATTAAAGACGGTGTCCTTGGGGCTTTTTCTGTTGGTTTCAAAGTCAAGGACGCTGATTATATGACCGAAACC